GAGTTATAAAGTCAGGTAAAAATCTGCTGACTCTCATCATATATTCTCCATCCCCTCTAAATGTAATTCCTTGTTTTTGATCTTGGGTGATATCAAAATCTCCGGAAAGAATGTTAGATGGAACAGCATATGTGGTTCCACCTTTAATATAATTAACTCCTTTTTCATGTTCGTAGTAAGTTGAAATTCCATCTGTGTTTCCTACGGTATCACAAGTATCTGTACCTGCATCATAGGATGTAGCATGAGGTAAACCAAAAACAGCTGAGTCTACCCAGGTAGTTCTTGGAAAAATTGTACTTGCATTAGTAAACCAGATAGGTCTTTCTGGACTTGAATCTAAATAACTATACACCACACATCTATCTACTACGTTAGAACCAGAGGTTGGATAAAACCACATTACTTCTCCGAACAAGTTATTAATTCCACAACATATAAATTGATTTGAAGTTGTATTAATATCATCATAAACATAATCTTCTACCAAACAATCCATCGACTCTAGTTTACCAGTAAATCTAAAAAAACCATTATCAGACATCCAATACGCAGCGCCATCCACCTCGACAGCCGCATTCTTTCCTATCAATCCACAGTTGGTACCTACTTGTTCATAGGCGAAAGTAAAAGGAGCACCTACAAAACGCATAGTGAATAATGAGGTATCCGTCCATACGTAAATTGCATTTCTACCTAGTTTAGCTCCCATGATCCGTGATCCGGCGGCCAGTCTTTGTGTACCAGCACTATTGGTTGCTGTTGGTGCCCAGTCAGTTATGTCCTCTTGAGAAGAGAATCTGATAAACATATCATCTTGTGTTGTTGTGTCACCTATAGTTGTTTCTGTTCCAAATAAAACTAAGTGACGATCAGGAGTCGAGACTAACATATCACGGGACGCGGTTGGCGCACCACTAACAATTGTAGCTCTTGTTGCTGTTGCATTAGATAAATCTGAATCCCATTCAAAGACAGCGCTATTAAAAATTAAAGCTAAAAGAGTTGACCCTAAATTGTCCAAGGACCATAGACCAGGCTCTGCAACTTTATCAGTTGTAGAAGAGGCTTCGTTCCATGCACTATAATCAGTAATATTTGTAATGGTTGCTCCGTCTGAATGAGTAGCGGCTGTTGTTCCATTAATTTCTCGAACAACTCCAGTTAATACATTTGAACTAATTCCAGTATAACTAAGATCTTCTGTTCCTATTCTTATTTCACTAGTCCCACTGGTAGGAAAACCTGTTGAACTGGTTAATGTAATACCAGTCGTTGCACCAGTAGAAGTAATAGCTCCATTTAAAGTTGTTGTTTGAGGAGCTGTTACAGTACCACCAAATTGAGCTATACCCCATCCAAAAACACCAACCTGTTCAGCCGGTCCTACAGGATAATACCACTTAACAGAAAGGTCTCCATCCGTAGCGGTTGCACTTGCATTGGAGCCCATAGTAATAGTAACTGAGGTAGAATTCACTACTTCAGTTATCATAAAAGTTTTATCGTCAAAATCAGAAGCAGAATAACCTGAGCCTGTTGGAGGTGTAACATTTTCAAGAAGTAAAATATCTCCTGCTGTCATTCCTGTAGTAGAAGATAAAGTAATTGTAAGGATAGCAGAGCTTGAAGTAGAAGCGAGCTTGTTGGTTAATGCTCCGAAGTCAGTTTTAATTGGGTGAATATCATAATAGGCTTCACCTGTATAAGCGTATAAAATTCTATTAGTTCCAATGATGGAATATTTAATCCCTTCTTTATTAACCATTTGATGTATAGCTCGAGCCGAGCCTGTTAAAGCCTTATTTCCTAACTGAGACCATCCTCCTATTTTTTCAGGAGTACCATATCTAAAACGCACATTCTCCCCACCTGTCCATTGTGCTTCAGCACCTGTGGGGGTAATTTGTTTGTTGAATCCTGGTAAGAAACCTATTTTTTGTAGCATATAAAAACCTGTTTAGGATGCTTTATAACACATTATTGATAGTTTCAATACCTTTATAGCTTAAATGGTTTGATCCCTATTAGATCTACTGCATGTTTTTGCCCAAGTCTTCCTTTAATAAAGAAATTTACGCCTATTAATAGGCGAGGAGTAGATGATGTATTGGGTGTAGATCCATGATGAATATGACCTGGGAAAAAAACCATATCCCCTGTTCTGACGGGAAGCTCCCAGCTTTGACTATTGTATATGTTATATTTATTTATATTAAATTGAAAATTAAAACATTCTTTCAGAGAAGTAGTATCTAATTTAAATATCAAAGAACCAGATTTACATTGAACATAATACACTAAGCTTAAAAAAGTGTTAGGATGTTGGTGTAATTCATGAGAAGATCCTTCGGTATTAATAGTTGACCAGCTCTGAGTAATATAAATTTCATTATTAATCTCTAAAACATTTTTCATATATTCTTCAGCTTTTTTAATGATAAATTTTTTAATAGAAGAAAAAGGTTTAAGATCTAATAATGATAAATTTTTAGATACAAAAACTCCTTTGCTTTTGTAGTGATTGTTATATTTAATCTTATTAAGTTGATCCATTTCTTTTTTACTAAAACGGTAAACATTTTGATCCCAGGCAATAGGAATAGCTTTTAAGTTTATAACTTCCATAATTAACAATGATAAAATTCTGAATTAAAAGCTACTACGGTTTTTCTTTTATTACTATTACTATTAGGTTTAGAAGAATGTAGAATATGACCTGGAAAAGTTATAATCTGGCCTTCCTTAACTTTATATTCATATTCCTTACCCCCAATTAATATAGAAGTTTTAAAATTTGTATCAGGAAGTTCTACAAAATAAACATTAGTTAAATTTGTTTTAGGATGATTATGATAACAATGAGAAGAGTTTTCATTATATTGTTGAAACCACCCTCCATTTATTTCCCATTTTTTTGCATTTCTATATTTTTGTTGTTCTCCCATCATATAACAACTTACATGTTTATAAAAATATTCAAGATACTTTCTTTCAAATGTTTTAGGTAAATTCCAATCTGTTTTACTTATGTCTTCAAAAGGATTGTTTGGTATTTCATCAATTAAACTTAGTATCATACTTTTATGTCTTTCATGTTCCGGTACATCATGTATTATAAGTTCGGTCTTAAGTTCTTTTATATACATATTTTTTACCATACCCATGAAACGTAAGAATATCGTTTGCCTTTTTTTACGGGAAGAACTTTATGGGGATATAAAAATATAGAAGGAAAAATTATTACATCTCCTGTTTTTAATTTATAGATTGTGTCTTCAAACATTTTAAATTCTCCTCCGTCGTAATTATCATTTAAAACACCTAGTATAGTTAATGTGGGAATTCCTTTTCTATTTCCATCAAACATAGTATGTATGTGGTCGCAATGACTCTGCATTTTTTCTTTCTGATTATAAATATTCCATCTAATTGCTGTGTAACCATCCCATGAGTTAAACCATGGAAAATTTAAATCAGCTATATAAGTTTTTAATAAAGGCCATAATTTTTTAGTAACTGATATAGTGTTAGCAGTTTCAAGATAAGTTATAGAAAATTCATACTTACCGCTTCTAGTTATTTTATTTTTTTTAACAGGATCACTATAATAATGTTCTTGCCAATGTTTTTTATTATTATTTATATCTTTAATAACTTTTTTACAAAGCTGAGGTGATATAGCTTTTTTAAATATTTTTACGTAATCCCTGGTATTTTCTTTCATATTTATATAATACTTGAAATCTAAGATAAAACAAGTTATATAATTTACCTTGAATGAAGAAAGTAAAAAATGGATAATAATATATTAAATGAAAAATTTGGTGACGCTCTAATAGAAGGACTTTTTCCAACTCCTGTTTATTTTTCACATCTAAAAAGGCCTCTTTCTAAAGAAGAAAAAAAATTAGTTGCTCAATCTAAGAAAAAAACATTTAGAAATGTAGGAAATATTAGCTCAAGTGATACTTATATATTAGAAGCAAAACCTTTTAAAAAATTAAAAAAAGAACTCTTATCAAGAGTAGAGCATTTTTTCTATAATGTTCTATGCTACAAAGATGCTAAACCTTATATCACTCAATCATGGTTAAACTATACTGAGCCTAATGAACATCATCATGGGCATGAACATCCTAACAGTATTATAGCTGGAGCTTTTTATATAGATGCAGATAAAGAAAATGACTCAATATTATTTAAAAATATTAATTATAGACAATTACATATAAACATTAAAAGTTTTAATACATGGAACTCAGTTAGTTGGGGGTATCCTGTTGAAACCGGTAAGATTGTATTGTTTCCTTCTTATTTAACTCATCAAGTAACATGCAAAAAAGGAAATAATACTAGAATAAGTTTAGCTTTTAATGTATTTTTAAAAGGAACTTTAGGAACTAATCAAGAATTAACAAAACTTAAACTATAATGACACGACTCACAGTTAAAAAAAGAATAAAGAAATTTTCTAATAAAGATGGTTTTGCTTGGGGAGTTAATACTGCGGTAGAAGCTTTAAAACCAGATATTGAATGGCAATTAAAAAATCATGGAGGGGTTTTTACTCTTACTAAATGGGAAGCTCCTCAACCCACATCACAAGAACTTAGAGAAGAGTATATACGACAACAAACAATTGCTGCATGTATAGATTATTTTAGAAATAATAAGATTGAAGCTTTAAAGATTTTGTTTAAAAAAAATTATTCAGTTTAAGGAAGTACGTCCCAAGACTGAGTTTCTTCATTCCACTCATAATACTTGTCATTAATTCCACCATCAGCTGGATAAGCTACTGGAGCTTCCCATTGATAAGTATCTTCATCTAAGGTCCAACTAGGAAAAGGTTGAGGCTCATAAAAATCATCTTTTTCTGAATCATAAATGTAACCAACTCTTCCTTTATTTTTTTTAGTGCCGTCTGTAAATATTTGTTTCCAAGTATCATCTGTTTTATAAATTTTATTAAGAAAATCTACACCCAGTTGTTCTTGCTTAACTCCTTCACTATCAGTGATTACTGAGTCTGCAACTGTAACTACTGTCTCTACAGTATTGTCTGCTTTTATTTTTGCAAATCCAGCCATTATGGTATGTACGTTCCTGATCCTGTAAATTTAACAATTTTATAATCTCCATCAGTTGTAACTGTTGGAGAACCTGTTGTGTTTCCTGAGTATTCTGTTGTTGCAATTTTTAAAACAACTACACCGTCTCCGCCTTCTCCGCCGGTTCCTGGAAGTCTAGTTCCACCTCCGCCGCCGCCAAGACCATCAGTACCAGATCCACCAGTACTATTTGAGGCATTTCCACTTCCTCCTCCGCCAGTTCCGCCTGATCCTCCTGAACCACCATTAGAGCCGCCACCGCCGCCTCCAGCGTATGTGATTGAAGAACCTGTTATAGAATTTGCAGATCCAGTTCCACCATTTCCACCCTCAGTGCTTCCGGCAGCTTGACCAGTACCGCCAGCGCCGCCGCCGCCACCACCAGCTTCCATACCTGCGTTAGAACCTCCTCCATCATAACCTTGGCCTGGAATTCCTTCCCCGCCATTTCCATTTATTCCGCTTCCGCCGGCTCCGCCGCCTGAAGCACCGTCTCTTCCATGAGGATTAGAGTTTCCACCTGGACCATTCCAGCCACCAGTACTAGCTGTAATACTTACCCCATCACCAACTAATGATGACGCTCCACCACCACCACCTACTGTAACTGTATAAGTTCCAGGAGGAGTTAAAGTTGTTCCACTTCCGGATAACATACCTCCAGCACCAGAGCCACCTCCAGTCCAACCAGGAGAATTGTCTTGCCCTCCTGCTAAAATCAGATAGTCGATATTATATGGAGATTTAACGGAACCTCCACCTAGTCCTAAAATTTGGTATCCAAACGATTTTGTTTTTGGACGTGTGTTCTTTCCGTTATTTCTTTTTAATTGATTTACATTAAAGATATTTTCATCTTTCATAAATTACTCCTATACGTCGTTCGCAGCGTCAGTAGTGAAAAATAATTTTATCCCTACAAGACGTGCATCTGCTGTTTGATCATCTGCTGAGACATCTCTATAAATATTAAAAAATACTTCGTCGCCAGCTGCCGGTGAGCCACCAATTGTGATAGCTCCACTTTCTACATTAATCATTAAATCATTAGCCGTTCCTGAACCTGCTAGCGCAGTATTTGCTACTGCAGTTCCCATAGCAACGTCTAAAGTATCATCGCTTGATACAGCTACTCCTTGCACTGCAAAACATACTGTGCCTGTATCAGTTCCTGAAACAGACCAATAAGTTTGAAAAGTTACAGTTCCTTCGTCCCACGATTTAGGAAAAGCTACTGCAAATTGTGCGTATTCATCTGATGATGCATCAAAATCCAAAGATTTTACTTCAGGATATTGAGCTGTTAATTCTGTTTGAGCGAGAGCTGCACATCCATTAGATGTTGCAGGATACATGGCTACTGCTGGAACCCATATAGTTTCTTTACCTGCAATTTTTACTGCAGAAACTGTTCCACCACTATCTTCAGCTTTAATAACTCCACTTCCTTTTGTAGCCAAACTAATACCTATATTAGCATCGCCACCGGAAGCAGTAAGTGTAGGGTTGGATCCTGAAGCAGCGTTTGCTAATGTAATTTCATTAGTTGCTGATCCTGTTGCAGTAACTTTGAGTAATTCATTTCCTTTAACATCATTAACCCCTGTAACAAGAGCTGGTGAAGTTAAAGAAAGAGCGGAACCTGCATCGATAATGTCCGGATTGGTGCCATCATTAGCGGTTGCATAAATAATTTTTGTACTTTTATCATCAGCTCCCCATGTAACACTACTTCCAGAACCACTAACATATTTAAATTCAACTGTGTATGAATTAGTAGTAGAATTTTTAATTATGTAAAAATCTTGAACATCTATAGGAATTGTTACAGTTACGTTTCCAGCGAGAGCTGCTGTCAGATTTATAATTCTATGTGCAAGTTCTGCACCAGTTGATCCATCAGAAACGGATAAAGTTGTAGCTCCTGTTGTGTTTAGAGCTTTTGAAATATATCCACCAGATATCTGTTCAATAATTTGTAAATTTGTATTTGTTTTTGTTCCCCAGGTACCAGCGTTTTCGCCAGTAGCCATTTTTTCTATGCCGAGAGGGGTATAGGTTGATGCCATAATTTTTTTCCTAGTTTACTTGTTTATTTTTATATTTTGTTTTGTTCATATTGTCAACATACATTACTTAGTAACTCTGGTCCAATTACCAGTTTGAGTAGCTGTTGTTTTACTATAATTACCTGTTTGTGCAGCTGTAACACGTCCCCATCCTATCGGTGCTACGCCACTAGGAGAAAGTGTAACAGTTGCTGACACTCCTGTCAATCCCATTACATCCGCTGGAGTAATTGCTCCTACGGCAGCGGTTGCTGATACTCCCGTTAATCCCATTGTTTGATCCGGTGGAGAAATAGCTCCGACAGCTGCTGTTGCTGAAACTCCTGTTAGTTGAACTATTGGATTAGTTGAAATAGTTACACTACCTCGAGCACTCGTTGCTGACACTCCTGTTAATCCCATTACATCAGCGGGTGCAATAGCGCCTACAGAAGCAGTTGCTGAAACTCCTGTTAATCCCATTACATCAGCGGGTGCAATAGCGCCTACAGCAGCGGTTGCTGATACACCATTTAAAGTTGTAGTATTATATGATCTAACAACTGGAGATCCTACGGCTCCTGTTGCAGAAACCCCAGTTAATCCCATTACATCTGCCGGTGCAATCGCCCCTACAGCAGCTGTTGCTGAAAGTCCTGTTAAAGTTTCTGTAGCTGAATCAACACTACCCCATCCATTTTCACCCCAATCTAAAGTACCCCAGCCAGGAAACCGTACAACAGTTGGAGCACCTACGGCAGCGGTTGCTGAAACACCAGTAAGAGGAACTGTAAGACCGGACTCGCCCCAGTTCTCTGTTCCCCATGTATCACTTCCCCATCCTTGTTCAGGATAAGCGACTGCAGTTCCAAGAGCGGTTGTTAATGATTTTCCTGTAGTAGAAATTGTAACAGTATCAGATTGCCAAGAGTTATAACCCCAGGTTGTACCGGCTTTATTCCAAGTGTTAGCCATAAGGAGGGACTCCTTATGCTAGCTGTATAATAGCTGTTGATGCGGCTGCTGCTGGAAATTCAATAGTGAAAGTTCCACTAGTAACTGTTTTATCTCCACCAAAAGCGATTGTACAAACAGCTGGATCACCTGATGCATCATCATTGAAAATCATACATCCATTAGCTGTGAATGAAGCAGATGTCCAACTTGTATCTGCAAAATCACAAACCGCAGTGTCTGAGTCTAAAACAGGTGTTACACTAGTTAAAGCATTTCCTTTAGCAGAGTAAGCGCTTCCAGAAGTATTGCTAATTTCGTTAGTAGCACTGTATGCAGTTGTTGATTTATTAATGGTTGCTGAACTTGTATATAAAGCTAGATTAAAAGTATCCCCGGATGAAGCTGTGAAATTATGAACAGCTGTTAGAATCTCTGTTTTGAAACTATTACAAATTGCTGATGTTATTGCCATAAGTTTTCTCCTAATTATTGAGGCGGTGACTCGATCGGTATTCTTATTGTACCATCCGTGTAATCGTCTCGTCTTCTTCTTCCAATTTGCATCGATGCAAACTTTTGTAATTCTTGTTTATACTTTTGTTCGTATAATGTCAACATGTCTGCTGGGCCTTTTAAATATCCATAAGCTTCCACCAGGCAAGCATAAAGTAGCCCTTGTGGGAAGTACCTACTTACATAAGTCCCAGAAGTATTAGTCCCTAATCCTGTTGGCATTGCATTTCCGTATATTTTAATAACATAATTGGCATCTGGAGTAGGAGCCATTGTAATAGATCCCGAAGTAGTATCTGTTAATCCCGTT